AGGTTCTGCTTGTTGATGGGACCAGCCATAACCATGGAAGGCTTGCCGCCCTGAGTCCACACCTTCTGGATCACGTCCTTCAACAACACTTCGCTGAACGAGCGCAAGTCGCCGGCGGTAGCGTCGGTACGAGCGGCGTCAGGGATGGAGGTGTACGAAGGATCGCCACCGCCAGTGCCTTCGTTGGTGTTGGTCTTCAAGAAGGCTTGCAACGAAGCAGTCTTACGAGCAGCCGAGGTGCTACCAGCGGCAGCAGCTTGGTTGGCAAGCATGGCGGTCTCCATGTCTCGCTTTAGCTCGGCGCTTTTTTTCGCCATTTGATAAGAGGCCTCACTGCGGCGTCCTGCCTTGTCCACGGACTCCAAGGTGCCGGAGATGATCACGTCCTTGCGGCTGATCTGGGTGTAGTTACCCAAACGCACGGTAGGAGTTGCTGCGGTGAACGCAGTGATGTCGTCGCCTTCGATCTGGGCGTTGGTCGAAACCGCAGCGGCCAAGTCGTCGGTCTGCCATTCAAAGAAAGTGTTCTTGACATTCTCTTTGCCGATGTTGCTCATGAAGGGCGTTTCTTCCGGCGAGATCTGGTAGATGACGTTGGAAAGTTCTTCCCGAACGCCTTTGGCGTCGAAACGGGTGTAGGTGTTGGTGATTGCTGCCATGATGGCTCCTTAACAAGTTACAAGAATTTTTCAAACAGGTTGGCCGCATCGCGGACACTTCCTGTCGCCTTGAGACGCTGTTGAGCTTGCTTAATTTGACTCGATTGCGGCTTGCTGGTCGCTGCCACACCGGGCTTGGCGACCTTGCCGACTGACTGTTGCGGTTTGATGCTCTGGCGCTTACTCATCAGCGAGTCATACGACGCCAGCTTGCGCAGCGCCAACAACATGCGGTGATCAGTAATGCTGTTCAACTCCTGCTCAGTCAATCCGATGGCCTTGCCAGCATTGATCCACTCGGATTTGGCTTTCGCCGCCACCTTGGGGTCTTTCAGCTCGGGTGCCGCAGACAACAACAAGTCCTTCTCTTGAGAGAGTCGTTCTTGCATCGCCTTATGCGTCTCCCGCTGCTGCTCTTGCATCAAACGCTGCTGTTCTGACTGGATAGCCATCATCTTTTCAGCGTTTGCGCGTTGCAGTTCGCGCTGTCGTACCCACTCGATTGGGTCCTCGTTGTAGAGGCGGTCCATATCGACGTTGGGCTGCTGCGCTTCTTGCAACTGTGCTTGCAGGGCCGTCAACAATTGAGAATACTGTGCTCGCTCGGTACGCACCGACTCCAGTTCTGCTTGAGCTGCTTTGCGCTCTTGAGCAAGTGCCTGTGTCTTGCGCGTGTAGTCCTCTGTGCGGCTGTAGCCCTTTTGCAGCTCCTCCAGCGTCACTTCAACTTCTTTGCCGTCAACCTTGACGGTGAATTTCTGTGGCTGTTCAACCTGCTCGGTGTCTTCATCCTCTTCGGACTCTTCGCCTTCGGCTTCCTCGTCTGACGCGTTCTCCTCTTCAGACTCGTCGGCCTCGACGGATTCGGAGGATTGCTCCTCCTCCAGCGCCTCTTCTTGCTCTTGCTGTTCTCCCTCTTCTAAGGGCAGCATCGCTTCAAAGGCTGATGCAGCTTGCGCTGCGGTCATGGACTGCGAACTGGTATCACCCGTGGTGTCGCTCATGTCTTTGATTCCTATGTTACTTCAAACGTCATCCCCGTTGCATCTGCCTCTGCGCATACATGGCGCGGTCGGTGTAGGTCTGCAACTGGGTCTTGAGGTCTTCAATCGCAATAATGGCCATGTAGGCCTTCTCGCGTTGTTCGACTTCATTAACTTTACTATTTTTCCAATCGTTTGTGTAACGCTCTTGCAGTTCTTTTAACGCTTCCATCAGGACGGAGCCGGGAGTCATCAACTCCTCGGCCACCCGTCCAAGCTCCAGTGTGTCGTGCAGGTTCGCCATCAGACCATGCCTTGGTTCATGCTCTGCATGGCCATGCGGTCACGCTCGACGGCCACGTTCAACTGCTGCTCGTTGATCACAGCGCCGTACTTCAGCTCCAGCTCGCGCAGCTTAATGAAGCGGTCGGTCTCGATCTTGTCGCGCTCGCGGTCGTCGGCCATGACCATCCGCTGCTGCTCAAGCTGCAACTCTGCGGCCTTCTTCTGGATGTCGGCTTGGATCGACTGCACCTGCACCTGTGCCAGCATCTCTTCAGGCGATGGCTTGGCGGGCTGCGTGGCCTGTGGTGGCATGTAGTCGGCAGGGATGGCGTTGAAGAACTGGCTGGCGTCCTTGAACCCAGCAAGCTCGACCATCTTGCGCAGCGTGTTGGCGTACTGTGCTGGCGAGACCAGCGGGTTCATCGGACCCATCTGCATCAGGGCTTGCTCCTGCTTTCCAGAGATCATGCCCAGCATCTGCATCTTCTGGTCTGTATCGCCGGTGCCCATGCCCACGTTGATGGCCACGTCCATGGTGGCGTCCCATGCGCGTGGGTCGATCTGCACCCACTCGTTGCGCATGCGCACCATGCGCGGCTTGTCTTGGTGCTTCACGGACAACTGCAGGATCAGCTTGAACAGCTTTTTCATGCCCTCGGCCAAGATGCGGGTGGTCAGCTCGATGCGCATCTGGCTGGCCGACACGGTGGCGCTCACAGCCGCCTTGGTGGTGGACTGCAGCGCGTCGGCGTTCAGACCCATCGACGCACGGCTCATGCCGGTGCGCTCCTCCTTGATGCTGTCCATGTACTCAAGCATCGGGAAGGCGGCTTGGCCGACAAACGGCTGGGCCAGTGGCATCACCATGCCGGGTGCCCGCATACGGATGATGGCACCCGTCTCGTTGTTCAAAACGTCGTCCATGTTGACCTGACCCTCGACCACGGCGGTGCGTGGGTGGATGCTCTGGGCCAAGCTGTCCAAGGTGTTGCGCAGGATGTCGCTCTTGATCTCCTGCAAGTCCTTGGTGAAGTCGAACACGCTGTTGGCTTCCAGAGGCGACGTGTGTGGCTCTGGGTCGCATGGGAAGTCGGCAAAGCCCACCAAGTCGGCTGGCTCGTTGTTGACGATGGTGTAGCCCTCACCAAGGCAGCACACCTTGCGCAGCTCTGGGATGCCGTCGCCGTCGTAGTCCACACGCATGTAGCCCTCGACGTACAGCGCACGCTGCATGGCCGGGTTGTGTGACTCGTTGATTGAACCAAGCGTGGTGGTCGTAGGACGGCGGCGCAGGTACTCGTCGTTGTACTCAAAGTCCGTCGTGGAGATGTTCTCCATGATCAGGTCTTCGTCGTAGCCCATCTCCAGCAGCTCGGCCACGGTGGCCATCTTGCGGTGGCCGACAAACGCAGCCGACTCGATGTCACGCGCATTGCGGTCGATCAAGAACTCCTCGGGTGGCACGCCCTCGACGCAAATCTTGCCCTCTTCGATGGTGCGCTTGACCTCAACGTCGAACAGTTGAGGCACGGGCAGCATCATCGGCTGGCCGGTCATGGGGTCCATGACCAACTGAGGCTCGGCCACCTCTGGGTCGTCGTACTGGGTGATCACGGTCACCACGGCACCGGGTTCCTGCTGGATCAGCATCACGGTGCCCTCGTCCAAGCCGGTGTACTTCTCGGTGCGCACGGTGGTGTTCTTGGCCCACCAAGTCTTCACGATGCCGCACTTGCGCACCAGCGAGTCCTTGAAGGTGCCGTACATCACCATGAAGCCGGGGTTGTCTTGGTTCAGGACGTAGTTGGCGTAGTCGGACGCTTGCTCTGCGGCCTTCACGTCCTCTGGGCCTCGGGGCATGAACTCGACCACGCGCTCGGAGCTGAAGAACACCCGCATGATGCTGGGCAGCATGGCGTTAACCGTGTCGCGCACCTCGGTGGCCACCACGCGGCTTTGGCCCTCTTCCTCGTTGCCGAACGGGTCGCCACGGTAGTAGGCCGTGGCCTGTGCGCGTGAGGGACTCAGGTCGGTGTCGATGTAGGTGACAGCATCTTCAATCTCGGCAGAGACCACCGACTGGAAGTCGTGCTCGTTCATGAACAAAGCGGACGACTCGCCGGTCTCCTCCTCGTTCAGCTCGGCAACCTCGCGCTGGGCATCCTCTGCCATCGCCATGCCGTCGTCTTGGTAGTTCTCGTCCGTGTCGTATTTCTTCATGATCTCACCACTTTACTTTGTTCGCCCAAAACGCCGCAGACATCTTGCCCTTGGCAATGTTCCCAGCGTGTCGGGCCTTGAATGCTTCGTTGCGCTTACTGCCGTCTGGAGACCCAGACACGCCCTGCTGACCAAACCGGATGGTCTTCACTTGGTCGCCCTCCTTGGCCACCACCACGTGTGACTTGGTCGGGTGGCTGGGCGTGCGCTTGGGCTTGTTGTAGCCCGCCACGCCAGCACGCTCAAGCCGAGCATCCTTCTTTGTGGCCATCACTTACCCTTCATCAGGCACTTGCCAGCCTTCTTGCACTTGGCCGGTGTGGGGCAACCTGCGCAGGGTTTGAAGGGCTTGATCGGGATCATCTTCTTGGTGGCCATGGTCATTTGCCTTTCTTGGCGGTTTTTGCCGCAGCCTTGAAGGCCGCAGCGGTTGGGGCTCCCTTGGTGCCGGGTTTGCGCATCTTCTCCTTGGAGCCTTCTTTTATGCGCTCGCGTTTGGCGGCGATGTTTGCGTACAGACCCTTCATTTTTTGCCTTTCTTTGCCTTGGCCTTCTCGGCCACGCTCAATGCAATGGCCACCGCTTGCTTCTGCGGTTTGCCAGCCTTGACCTCTTTCTTGATGTTGGAAGAGACCGTTTTTTGAGAATAGCCCTGCTTGAGTGGCATAAGTTCACCTCGCTTGCGCGGATTTTCGCACCTTTACGCCAGCCGTGGGACATTCCTTCTCAGAGGTTTTGCCCAGCTCTTGGAGCCACCACCAGACCCATAAATGGCCGTCGCGGCGTCACCGGCAAACGTCAGGATCAAGCTGTCGGCGCAGTCGGGTGACTTCAGACCCCGTTTCTTGATGTCCTCTTTGGACTCCACGCGGGTCTTGCCGGTAGAGCTGAACGTGTACCGCACCGTGGCCAGCTCTGCCGTCAGGCGGCTGTCGTCGGGTATCTTGCAGTCGCGCTTCTCAAACCACGCCTTGCACTTGTACCAAAGCTCGGCCTTCAGGTTGGCATACGTCTGGTTGGGCGAGAAGCTGGGGCTTTCGCTGACGTTCACGCCCACCGCTGGCAAGCCCAGCTCTTTCAAGCGGTCCACCACCCCGGCACCCAAACCAATCGAGTCCACCATGATGGCCTCGGGCTTGTCCTGCGGCTCCTGCGCCTCGTACTCGGCCACCACCGCACCTGTCAACTGCATCAGGTCCAAGTTGCGCCACACCCGGCTGGCCTCGGTCACCGTGTTGCCACGGCGCTTGGTCAGGCTGGAGCTGTCGGAGCCGAAGCGGGCCACGTCCAAGCCCCAGATCATGGGGGCGTATGGCGTCGGGGCCACGTCGCGGTTCTTGGCCGACTCGATCAGCTCCATGGAGATGATCGTGTCGTCGTCGGACCTTGGGAACTCACCCAGCACGCGGATGCGGTAGGCGTTGCTCTCCTCGCCGTAGCGCGACTTCATCTCCTCCACGTACTCGGTCGAAACCCGAGGCGAGTCCACGCACGACACACGGAACGTCACCCACTCGTTGCTCAGTCGGTTGTGCGTGTCGTAGAAAAACCCCGAAGATCGCGTCGGGTTGCCCAGCAGCAGCGTCACGGCGTTGTGGCCGGACATGGAGCCAGCCGCAGCCTCAAACACCTGCTCCGGCACACCAGAGGCCTCGTCGGCCACCAGCATCACGTTGTCGCTGTGGATACCCTGCAAGGCTTCTGGCTGCTCCGCACGCGACGTCCGTGCGGAGATGAACATCTCATCCGGTGCGGCGTTGAACACGATGCGGTCCTGCTTGACCGTCACCAAGTCCTGCAAAGGTTGCGGCATCTGCAGCACCCAGCGCTTCAACTCAGCGAACATGGCGTCGAACAGTTGCGAGCTGGTCGGTGCGGTCACCACCACCTTGACCGGCGAGCGCGTCATGAAGTACCAGAGCATCGCCCACGCACTGGCCGTGGACTTGCCTACGCCGTGGCCGGACCTGACGCTCACGCGCCGGTTGCCCTTGGCGATGGCCATCAGGAACTTGATCTGCCACTTGTCGGGCGTCACCCCCAGCACCTCGTCCACGAATGCCACCGGGTTGTTCTGATAGCGCTCGACCCACTCCTCAAAGACGTTGCGTTTACTCTGTGTCATATTGCATTCTCAGGATGAGTTGGCAGTAGTGAATCGCCTTGCGCACGTCCTGCTCGCCGTTCTTGCTCTTGTGCCGCGTGATGTACTTCACCACGTTGCCCTCCAGATAGGACAGGTTGTTCTTGTGGATGTACTCCACCGGCTGGATGGCCAAGTCCTTGTAGTGCCCACCACCCACCTGCACGTCCAGTGCGTTTGTCATATGGTCGCCTCTCCGAGTTGGTTGAGTTGGTCAGTACGATGCTTTGTCCGAGTGGCTCGGTACATCGCCTCGAGGATTGCCGGGTCCGTTCTCCCGAATGGCCAGAATGCACTTGGCGTAGATGTGCTCGAGGGTGTGGCGCAGGTGGATGGCTTCCTCAACCGCCGCATCACGTTGTTGTCTGAGTTGTCTGTTTTCATATTGCAGGTCTGCGACCAGCAGGTCGAGTTCTCGTTCGTTCATCGTGTTCTCCAAAGTCAATGATGTGGGTCAGTCGGGTAATTCGATCTTGATGGTACTGAGCCATGGCCCGTGCGTACTCCTCGGCGCTGTGCGCCTTGAGCAACTCACGCTTGGCCAGCTCCAGCTCCTCGCGCACCAGCTCATCCGATGTCGGTGGCTGGAAGATGCGGATGAGGTCTGCAAAGATGATCTTGATCATGGCGCTGGGCAGTCCTTCGGAATTTCGGCCACGCAGTACACCGCAACGCTCGGGACCGCACGGCCAGAGACGCCATCGGTGTTGGCCGTGTAGCCACTCACGTACACGTCCACCATGCTCTTCAACACCGCACGCACCCGCGACGGTCCCAAGCTCAGAGCCGACGCGATCTGCGTCACGGTCTGCCCTTGGTTCTCGCGCAAATGGTTGCGGATCACTTCGTCGGTATGTATCGCCATCACTTCACCTCCTCTTGTTGTTGTGGCATCAGGTCTTGGTCAAAATACTGGCCCAGCATGAACGAGGCCAGCACCAGTAGAAAAATTGCGACGGTCTTCATGGCGCGATCCACATGGCAATCAACACACCAAAGCCGATGATCGCCGTGGCGATGATGACCGTGGTGATGTATAGCTGAATCTTCTCCCAGTCGTTCATGTGTTCTTCTCCTTGAGTTTGGCTTCGACTGCGCTTATCAAAGGTGAGATTCCAAAGTTGTTGTCCCGCAGATCATCAAACTCATCCTCTGTCAACCCAACCCACTCACGCGCTGGTGGGGATGTGTAATAGTTGACTTGCTCAAAGCTAGAGCCTTCCATGCAATCGCAGCTTGTCGGATGTACTTGCTCGTAGGCATGACCGCACCCATTGCAACGATAAAACGTCACAGGCTCCCCGCGCTCCGCGCTTTGCTGTGCTAATGTGGCTTCGCCACTGGTGATGCCGAAGGCTCTCGCCCATTCTTTTGCCTCAAAGACCAGCTTCTGCCTGTCCTCGTCGGACATCAAGCCAAAGTCATGGCGGTATGACAAACAGGCGTTGTAATAATCCGCATCCGTCAGCGGCTGTGCTGGCTGCTTTAACAGCGCCTTCACGGCATCGCGGGCGATCTGCTTGTACTGGTCGAACCAGTAGCGTGTCTCGGCCACGTTGTAGTGGCGCTCGTTTCGCGCTGCGCCTTCAAGACGGCGCTTCAATGTTTCGATGTTCATTTCATCACCTCCCAAACAAGCACCAACACCACGCCGAACAGTGTGCCCAGCACCCAGCCTAACGCCAGTGCCACCCAGCCCTTCAACGACCTGCGCCATGCCGATGGTGGCAGTGCTGCTGCGGCGTGATACCTGCGGCCCACCTTGGCTGGCTTGATGCCGAAGTGGTCGAGTTCAAATTGTTCTCTTGCGGTCATGGCTTTCTCCGATCACAGTATTGATTCATGGCTTGCTTGGCCCGCGACTCGCTCCCATCGAACCACCACTTGGTACAGGTCTGCAGAGACTGCGGACTCATGAGCGCCCGCTCCTGCCCGTCACGGTATCCCTGCAGATACCCGTGCTCGTATGCGTCCTCGGTGAACCAGAACAAGCTCACGCCAAAGACGATTGCGATCAGTATTTCTTTCATGCCGTGATCCTCATCACGTCAACGTGGTCGCCACTGACCGCCGTGGTGTAGGTGTCGGTCCCCCACGCCTTGGTCAGCATGATGCAGATCACAGAGCGCACCGACTCGGCATCAAACTCACCCACCGGGACCGACTGCACGTCACCCGGTGCCAAGCCCATGTCCACCAGCCCACGTGCGTAGCTCGTCAGTGCCCCGTAGGGGTAACGGTTCGCGGCACGCTTCTTGGGCTTCGCCACCACCACCTCCAGACCGCCAAACTCCTCGCCAGTCTTGGTGATGATCTTGTACTCACACCCCAGTGCCTCAAGCACTGCGATGGCACGGTTAAATTCACGTTGTTGTATTTCTTTCACTTCTTTCTCCTTCGGTTGAGTTACTTCAAGTCTTTCAGTCGACCAGCACGCCCGGCGCTGATCTCTTTCTTCACATAGGCGATGGCCCGCTCCATCTGCCCCACGGTCACCACGTCCAGCAGCTCGTCGTGCAGGGCCATCAGGTCGCGCAAGGCTTGCATCTCCGGTGCCCTCAATGTGGTGCCCTTGCCCAAGTTCGCTCGGTCGCACACGTCCATCAGGGCAACACCAGAGCGGGCCAAGGTGCCGTCCACATCCGGCCCACCCAGCGTCACCATCAGCCCCTCGGTGATATTCCGAGCGGCCACGATGGTGTCCATGTGCGGTTTCCGTGCCATGCCCTTGATCAGGTGCTCCATGGCCACATGGTTCTTGAGCTTCCAGTCGATCACATACGTGCCGTGGTCAACCAGTGGCGTGCTGCTCTCCACCACATACGCCACCGGGTCGGTGAGGACCGCACGTGGCTTGTACTTGCTGCGCTTTCTCATGCTTGGCCCCTTGCCCGGATATCTTCTGCAAGTTT